GCTCCACAGCAATCTCTGCCGCCGGCAACCCGTTTACGAAGTCGGAACGGGATTCCTCGAGCGCAAGCGCCGCCGCTTCCGGGCTGTAGATTTCGGAACGCCACAGCAGATTCAGGAAAATGCCCCGCGCAGCCGTGTCAGCAAAGGTTGTCGCCACCTTCGGGCCGATCCCCCGCTCTGACATTTGGCCAATGACAAGCAGACTGGCGGTTTCCAGCGGGGTGAAGCGGGCGTGACCCTCGTTCCTGTGAAGGTAACTTGCCCGCCTCAGATTGCGCTGGTTGTAGGCAGACACGCCAGTAATGTCCGCAACCTCGTTTGGCTTCAACAGATCGAATTCCAGCATGGTCAGGCACCGCACATTGATTTCGTGTTACGCTACACCACGCCATTTAATCGTGTCAACAGGCGCGTTACCGCTGCCGTTGCGTTCCCTACTGCAGGCGATTTTCAGGCGACCTCCCTCTTCACGATCTTGAGCCTATCTTCCGCCGCGTCGATGCTGTCACTCAGCCTCTCCGCCCGATCGACAATCTCGCCGATCAGCACGACAGCGGCGTTCTTGGCTGGCGTGGGTTCGCAGTCGATCTGGTCAAATACCAGGTCAAGCGCCTGGCAAAGGGCGTGAAGCTTGACCGCATCATCCCACAGATCAACATCCGGTGTGGCCTTAGTCATGCTTCCGCCCTCACAATCTCGCCGATGGTCACGGAATCGAGTGCATCGTTCAGATGCCCCGAGATTTCGTGCATCTGATCCAGCAGGCCAGCGGCAATGCCCCGGTGGCGCGGGTTGGAGAGAGCGGCGCTGGCGGCACCGACCATGCTGTGCAACAGCATTGCGTCCTCTCGCAGATCGGTCAGATAGCTGGAAATGGTGTGGTCTTGATGGTCGTCAGTCATTCATTTGCTCCTGTTTGAGTTTGGGGTTGACATTGGGAATCGGGGGCAACGGGCGAGTCGGCTCCGGCCAGAAAGTGCGAGATTCCGAACCCGACCCAGAAGCACGCAAGCCCGACAAAGATAAAGGTGTCGCCCTGTCTGATACGGGCGTGCCGTTCGTGATAGGCGGCAATCCATGCATCTGGCGTCAGCGGCATTGCGTTTCTGTTCCCTTTATGACAAGATCACCACCATGGTGACAGGTGCACTATACAGGAATAGAACGTGGTGACAAGTGCACAAATCAGAGCCGCGCGCGCTTTGCTCAACTGGACTGTACGTGACCTTGCCGACAGGTCCGGCGTGCACCGCAATACTGTGACCCGTGCAGAGACCGAAGCGACACGTCCCGGCCATGCAACTGCCGCCATCCGCGCCGCCCTCGAGTCTGCCGGTGTCGAGTTCCTGGACGCCAACGGTTCCGGGCCGGGCGTGCGGTTGAAGCGGTAAGGGCCGCCCCGCAGCACGCAGGGCGGCCCCATGATCGGCCCCGGACCCCGTAAGCCGTGCCGATCTGCGCCGCGCCTGCTGGACAACAGGCCGCGCCTGACGGGGTTTAGGCCATGAATAAGCCGGGCACTCGCCGTCTGATCCCGATGCTGTGGCGGTCTATCGCGCCGGGCGCATCAGCCCATGCCGTCAGTGGTTCGTTTGGATCAGGGCTTCCGCCTGTGCGTCCAGAATCTGCGCGTCCAGGTTCAGGCGCAGACCGAGTGCCGCAAGGTCTTTGATGTGCAGCCGGAAATGCAATGTTCCAAGGGTTGACGTGACTTCAAGAATCGCAAACTGCGGATCGTCACGGATGCCACAGGTCCGCACCGACGAAAGCCGATGCACTTGAATGTCGTCGTCGGTGTCAGGCGTTTGCATCGCCACCCCCCCAGTTGACCGCGAGCAAGGCGGTATTCATCTCGTCGGCAGACAGGTTCAGTTCCTTTGCCCGGCCCATGCTTTCGATCAGGGCCGACAGCGCCCTTGCCCTGCCGCCCGCGTCAAACGCCTGCAGCGGTCTGCCGATGTCGATGCGAACCGGCCCGCCCAGCTTTTCCGCCGCTTCCTGTGCCAGGGTCTGCGCCATGGGTTCCAGCACCCATCCGGCCAGGTGCCGCTGCGCTTCCCGCACAAGCGGGCCGGTGGTGGCGCGGTTAAACAGACCGGGCAGCACACCGAAGGCCGCGCAAACCCCGTCCCGCGCCGCGTCAAGCGTTTCGCGGGTCATGGACTTGGACAGGTCCGGCGAAAGCTGTTCCAGCCGCTGGCCCAGCTGGGGATTCATTCCTGCCGCCGTCGCCTGTGCCGTGCCTTCCACGATCAGGGTGGAACCGCGCTTGCCCCGGAAGGCGGACCGCATGGCTGCCATGTCATCCGGGCTGCTATCGGGCAGCGGCACGATCAGGCTGCCGATGGGCGCGTTCGCATACACATCCGACAGGGCGGTTTCGACAAGCTGCAACAGACCCGCCGTCAGGCTGGCACGGCGCAGCGGTGAAACCCCGGCCCATGGCATGGCCGGGTCTGCCCCGATGCGCGGGTGCAGTACCTCTGCCGCCAGTGCGGTGACAGGCCGGTTGCCCGATGATTCCGGCAGTTCCAGCCGATAGGCCACAGGCCGGCCGTTCCGGGTGGCCACATCCCAGGTCGCGGCAGGCACAAGCGTGCCATCCGGCAGGATCAACAGCACGGCTTCGCCCCGCAGGGCGCAGGCCCGCGCCACCATCGCCATGGTGCGCCGATCCAGCCCCGGTGCGCCTTCCACATCGGCCAGGGCGAAGGCGTTTTCCCAAAGGGCAACGCAGCTGGCCACCGTTGCCGTCAGTTCCGCAATGCCGCTTGTGCCGGTGATATAGGCGGCACGTGCGGCCATCACCTGGGCCGTGAAATTGCCGCCCGCGCGGGTTTCCGGGGGTTTCCGTCTCAGCCATCCGAACATCATGCCCTCCACCGTTGCAGTGCGCGCGCAAGACCCGCGTCGGGGGCTTCCTGCCCCGCCTGCCAGTTCCGCGCTTCGATCTGTGCCGCGCCATAGGCGGGCACCGTGACGGCAGACAGTTCAAACAGGTCTGCCTGCCGGACTGTGCGCAACAGGCCGGTGCCGCGCCGTTCCACCGAATCGCCCCCGGGTGGCACGCGGAACCCCGGCGACAGGCCCCGGATCAGGCCCGCCCGGTGCGCCGCCAGAAAGTCCGCTGCCCAGTATGTATTCCCGGCAATCCGGGCCTCGATCACAAGGGCCGTGTCTGTGTCTGTCAGAGTCAGGGAACCGGCCCCGCGCGATGCCAGGGGCCGGTCGTAGTCGTGACCGAACAGCAGGTGAATATCATCCCCCGCGCCGATCCTTTTCCCAAAGGCACGGGGCGCAATAACCTCGGCCCGCCCTTCGGCCAGGGTTGTTTCCCGCCCATAGGGAAAGCTGGCCCGAAGGCGGGTTTCCCCGCCCTCGGCCCGCAGTTCAAGACTGCCAAGATGTGCGCCCCACAGCATCAGGCCACCGAAACGCCGGTCAGGATTTCAAGCTGCGTGCCACGGGCAACGGTGATGTCTGCCGTTGTCAGGGCGGTCAGGCGCAGCCCGCCCGATGCCGCGTCACTGTACGGATCGCGGATCAGGTCCACCGCGCCCCATGTGCCCATGAAGGCCGGGGGGATGCCGCCGGCATTGGTCGCCAGCAGCGCCGTCACGTTGTTTGTGACCGGTGCGGCCAGCGCGTTCGTTGTCATGATCACATTGGCCAGCGGAATGTTGGCCAGCAGCCGATCCCATTCCGAAACGGCGGTGCTGGTGATCAGGGTGTTATCCAGCTTGGCCCAGACTTCCGGCCGGATCAGCAGCTTGACCGCATCGGGGGAACCGGCGGCATTGGCCAGCATGAAGCGAACCACAGCCGCCCGGAACACCGACCATGTTGCGGCCGCCGCAACGGCGGTTGAGGTGACCGAATAAGTCGCGGCACCCGGAATTATGCCCAGCGGCTGGCCGGATGCCCCGGTGCCCAGCGTGATCGCCGCGTCCAGGGCCTGCCCGATTGCGCCATTCATGTCGCGCCGGATCGCATCCTCAAGCGCAGCACCCGATTGCAGCAGGGCCTTGCGGCTGATCGCCATGCGGATGCCCAGCGTGTTGTTCGGTGCCAGGGCCTTGTCCACGGTCGTGAACGCGGTAGGGCCCGCCACAGAACCGGCTTCCGTCGCCTGCCAGCCCGCTGCGACCGACGATGTGGTGACGGGCCATTCCGTCAGTCCCGCGTCAATCCCGATCAGCTGCACCCCGATCCGGGCCGCGACAGACGCCGGGAAAAGGCGGTCGATGATGGGGCGTGTCTGCAGCGGGTTCGGTGTGCCGCTGGCCACCGTGTTGCGCTGTTCCAGGGCCAGCAACGGAACCGGCGTGCCGCGATAGCCGCGCTGGTTGCGCAGCTCTGTCACCACCTCTGCCGTCTGGCCGGACAGGGCGCGGCCTTCGTCCAGGCTCAGGGCAACCTG